CCCCGCGAGGGGGGGCCCGGCGCAGTGCAACACTGTTCTTTCACCTATGGTGGTCTGCGCCTTCCCGGCGCAGGTCATTGTTGGTGATCGTACTCGGGAGTAATCCCGGGGACCATGAAGGAGCTCTGATGCTGTTGGGTGTCATCAAGCGCCGCGATCTCCCATTTACTTGGGGTCGCGGTCGTTTAAGGACCGAGTACACTAATCCTAGTGATATCTCGAAGGGAACATGGATCGCCGAAGATGGCGCCATCGCCCCTAACCTGACAGGGATTCAAGAAACTGAATCCGAAAATCATAGCGGTTGGCAGTATCGATTCAAAGAGTCACCCGACAGTATTGGCGGGAATCTTTGGATTGACCAGGGTACCGATGTTGGTGGGAACTTTACGATGAAGCGCAGGTGCGTTGAGCAGCCAGAAATGGTTGCACCGACGCATCGTGTGTATTCACCGTTCGTTCCTTCACCACTCAACGGTAGGCTATGGAGGGACATCTATGATGGCCCTATAGCTTTCCCTGGTATTGCTGGATTTCCTCCATACGTTCAGTCGAGTGATATCGAACTGAATTTTTGGGGAACGAAAGCAATTGCACAATGTGCGCCTACCAACAATATCGCCGGACTGGCTACGGCCTTGATCGAGCTCCGCAAGGATGGTATCCCAAAAGTGTTGGGATCCACTTTGTGGAAATCTCGTATTCGTAACGCTCGGGAGACTGCAAAATCTTCCGGCGGCGAATACCTGAATCTCGAGTTTGGTTGGAAGCCACTCGTTTCCGATGTCACAGATGTTGCTAAGGGCATTGCCGAATTTGACAGTGTCATTGAGCAGTACATCCGTGATTCAGGGCGAGTTGTCCGACGTCGCTACAATTTTCCATCAATCACTTCTGAGAATACTACACTTCTAAGTTCTAACGCGACGGCCTTGACAAGCCCGTCGTCGAAGTTCTTAGATCCTCAGAGTGGACGCGGGAGCGTCTTCAGATTGCGTCAGACTACAATCGACCGGTGGTTTTCCGGTGCTTTTACCTATCACATTCCCGATGACTTTGAAAGTCGAAGGGGTGTTTTGGGTTTAGCAGAAAAAGCACGTCAAGTGCTTGGTCTCGAGTTGAATCCTGACGTTCTCTGGAACGTAGCCCCGTGGAGCTGGGCCACTGACTGGTTTGCCAATACTGGTGATATTATTAGTAATCTCACCGATTGGTCCAGCGATGGCTTGGTGATGCGATACGGTTATATCATGGAACACACTGTGAACCGTGATCACTATATCTATAGCGGACCTACTGGGTTCTATCCCGGTAATTCTGCTAGACCTCCACTCCTTACCTTGGTCGCTGAGACTAAGGTTAGGCGGAGGGCATCTCCCTTTGGGTTCGGCATAAACTTGTCTTCCTTAACGGGAAGACAAAATGCCATCCTTGCCGCACTCGGCTTAAGCCGCTTGCGGTAGGGCAACATTGTTGTTCAGTGCCTAACGTCAATGGGGTCCAAGATCTGGGCCCTAGGAGTGATGCCTATGGCTTTCGCCGATCCTTTGACCGTAACGATTAGTGCCGTTCCCATTACCTTGCCTAGAGTTTTTAGTCAAGGTTCTGAGACGAAGTACTCATCCGCTGACGGTCTCGTGAGCTTGTCAGCTAACCATACCCTCGTGAAACAGGGTAGGGAACGCCACCTGCTCAGGATCGACCATTCGAAGCTCACTGCTAACCCGTTTGACTCGTCCGAAAACGTGAAGGTCAATATGGCGGCTTACACCGTCTTTGACATTCCGCCGGCCGGGTATACGGACGCAGAGGCACTCGCTGTCTGGGTGGGATTTAACACCCTTATGACTGCGAGCACGAATGCGGTCACGACCAAGCTTCTTGGTGGTGAGTCGTAGTGAGTACTCTGGCGGGTCTTATCCTGAAGATCCCTCTCCGGATGAACAATCCGGTGGAGGGAACCCTCCTGATAGACCACGCTGGTTTCGCCGTGATAACGTGGAACTCAATGAATTGAACGTTAGTATCAAGATTAGCTATAAAACGCTAGTCTTGATCTTCGTTCTTTTCGATGTGTTCCACAAAGTTATCGATGTTGCCGGTGATAGTGATCTTCTATCATTCATGCATTGAAACGCATGAAAGAAGCTCTCACTGTTCACTGGAAACTTAGGCGGGTGTCTTTGACATCACTCAGTGGTGTCTAACTGTGAAGTTAGACGTGAATGACATAGGCTATGGATTCGGTTTCCCCCAATAAGGAGGTCCGATGAAAAGCCTGATGTCACTCTGGTCCCGATTAGCGGAGGAATCTGCTAATCAGTGCTGCACTAGCGCCACTCGCGACATTAATACCGTCGCGAGTCGGATCGAACATGAGGGGTTGTCGTTTTTGACGATAACCCTACCTGACCTTGGAAAAGCCATCCAAAAATGGCTAGACCAGGGACAGGTCGGCACCCACTCCGCATTCCGCAAGGAACGCGGAGGAGAGCTCCCCCGATTTCTCGGAGGTTTTCTCTGCCGTGTGTTCGACCGGAGTAGTGGCTCGTTACTTGACGAACCCTGTGTCGCCTCTATTCAAGCCTTACGTCAGCTAACGCTGATGTTTGGCAAGATTGAGTTTCCTTGTAGTGATACAAGGAAGCTTAAGGCGCTCAGGAATTACCTCAAGTGTGAGCAGGAAGTCCGATTGAGCGAGAGTAAGCTCACCTCACGGGATTTACGTGAGTTTACGCGTATCTCGAACATGCTTTTTGGGAAGATCTTTACGGAAATAGACAGAGATGTCTATTACCATTGGATTCTTCCTAAGCACGGCCCAGGATCTACAGCTGATGGGCTTTCCAGTAATGGAAAGTTTAATCAATCTGTCTGGACCGATCGGCTAGAGTTAGCTTTCCCAGCTAACCTGCACGCCCGCCCTAACTGGCGTTATGCCAGTGAAGACGGGTTTGACTTCCTCGAACCCGGTCAAGAGTCTCCTGTAAAGGTGACCCTTGTTCCTAAAACGTTGAAGACTCCCCGAGTTATAGCTATGGAACCTACCTGTATGCAGTATATGCAACAGGGAGTTCTTAATAGCTTTCTCAGGCACTTCTATCAGGATGACTTCCTGAAGAAGGTTATCGGATTCGATGACCAAGAGCCTAATCAGGCTCTTGCGTTACGAGGTTCGCTTGATCAGCGGACCGCAACACTCGATTTGAGTGATGCTTCCGACAGGGTCTCCAATCAGCTCGTGCGGAGTATGTTATTACCATGGCCCCATTTGTTTGGAGCCATTGATAGTAGCAGATCTCGACGGGCTGTCATGCCTGACGGGTCAGTAATTCGACTCGCCAAGTATGCGTCTATGGGTTCAGCACTCTGTTTCCCCGTTGAGGCAATGGTCTTTACGACATTGATCTTTTTAGGGATCCAGAAGTCGCTTAACCAGTCACTTTACCGACGTGACTTGAAGAAGTACGTCGGCTCGGTGCGCGTCTATGGGGACGATCTAATCGTTCCTGTAGATCATGTGACTACCGTGGTGCAGACTCTTGAGCATTTTGGTGCTCAAGTTGGTCTGGACAAGTCTTTCTGGACTGGAAGGTTCAGAGAGTCTTGTGGCCGGGAATACTTTAATGGCGTGGACGTATCAATAGTCCGTTGCCGGCAAGCTTTTCCGACATCACGGCAGGATGTTGCAGGGGTTGAATCGATTGTGTCTCTCCGGAACCAACTCTATATGAGTGGTTACTGGCAGACATGTCGTTGGCTCGACGATTACATTCGGAAAGTTTTGATATTCTTTCCGAACGTCGAACCTACATCCCCTGTACTGGGCAGGGTGTCTTTTCTCGGATATCAAGCCGAGAAGATGCACCCAAGCCTCAATACCCCTTTAGTCAAGGGGTATGTAGCTGAGGCCAAACCCCCTAGAGATCCTCTAGAGGGGGCTGGTGCCCTACTTAAGTGTTTCCTCAAGTTGGACAGAGGCGCTAGTTTAAGGGATTCGATTCCCTGGCACCTCGCCAGCAGTCAGAATGAGACTGGTAATCTCATTTCTGACACCCTTCAGGCTTTGCCTCCTGAAGTCTCTGAGGACCACTTAGAACGTTCTGGACGTCCCAAGTCGTCTGCACTGAAACTTGGGTGGAGGCAGCCTTTCTAGAAAGGTTGCTGGACCAGCTTAATACTGGCCTAGAGGGAGGAGTCAAGTCGCCCAACTATCAGCTTAATCGCTGAGGTGGGAAGACGCCCG